TCATACAGCAATACTTGAACCTCATGTTTACGAGAAGCAGGTTTTTGTAGACGTTCAAGACAGGAGAGCTAAGACATTCAAGGAGGCTTTAACGGAACACGAAAGACCTTTTACCACTAAAGAGAAATATCAGGTGGAGAAACTGGCAGAATCTTTCTTTAATAATTCAAGGGCTATGGATATGATGCAACATACCAGACCAGAAGTTTCGGCAATCGGAAATCTATTCGATATGCCATTCAGGGGTAAAGCTGATGCCTTGGGAGATGGTTATATTTTAGATTTGAAAACTACTATAGATATACATAGTTTTGAATATTCAGCCAGAAAATACTCTTATAGATGTCAGGCATATATTTATTGCAAACTTTTCAATATAGATTATAGAGACTTTACTTTTATAGCAGTAGATAAAAATACTGGAACTATTGGTTTCTATGGGGTTAGTGAAAAGTCATTTATTGAGGGGGGTTATGATGTTGAACAAGCTGTTTCTATTTACAATGAATATTTTGTTAAAAAGGATAAGGAGGTTTACGATTACGAATTAGAGGGAGATATATGATTTACTTAGACAAACAAGAATGTTTTGACGACATATTACATTCACTTAGACTGGGAGTATTATCCGAGCACGATGTGAAATATCTTCTTGAATTTTATAAGGAGACGGAAAATTATGAATGTTGTCAAGGAGTTATAGATGCTTACGCAGAATTTAAAAGAGAAAAAGATGAAATTAGAATTGATTAAAGATTTAGTAGAGTGCGAATTTAGAATTAATATATCTGAAAAGACAAGAAAAAGAAATGTTGTCTACGTCAGAAACATATTCTTTAAGTTGTGTAGGGAATTTACTTATGAAAGTTATCAGTCTATAGCAAATACTCTTTCCATAAATCACGCTACAGTTATTCATGGGGAAAGGGTTTGCAACGATGTCATCTTGAAATTCGAACCTAAGTATACAGAAAGATATTTTAAGCTAAAAAAAATACTTAATAGAATATGCGAGACATCTTATATGTATTTAGATGACAACGATGATGTTCAGGCTTTACTTCAGTACAAGGGCAAATATACAAACGCTCTTTTAGAGACCAGAATTGCCATTAATAAAGAAAGGGAGTTAAGGAAGAAGTACAGTATTCTTCTGGAGCAAATGAAGGAGATAAAATCATCTGGTGAGTTTAAGGATGAATTTCAGGTGTAATTTATGTACGGATTAGCATATTATACATTGATATTATCAGGGTTTTTATTTTTTTTATATTTAGCTACTAGGAAATAATTTAAGTTATGGATGAAAATGAAAAAAGACCGATGAAGCGAAAAGTGGATGGCAGAAGAAACAATGGTGCTGTAAAAGGAGTTTCGAGAGGTCAAGGGAGACCTCGTAAGACCGCTAATTCGGATATAACTGGCATGACATTAAATGCTATGAAAAAAGCCTTTGGAAGCGAGGAAAAGGCTTGGGTTGAGATTGCTAAACTAGCCAAGGAGGGTTCAGTACAACATTGGAAGTGGCTATTAGAATATCGCTATGGTAGACCGAAAGAACAACAAAATATTAAGATTGATACACAAGTGAATATTCCTGTTATTGATTTTTCACAACCTAAAACAATAGACATAACACCAAAAGAAGATAACAATGGCGAAAAGACAGAAGATTAGAGACCCAAAAGATTTCCCTAAGGATTTCTGGAACTATTTAGTAAACCCAATATTAGGATATTATGTTCCTCCAATACCATCTTCATTTAGGGGTAGTAGCATAAAGGATGATGAATAAAAAGAAAGTAAAGTTTATTCCATGTGATGAATTTCAACAGATTTATCATTGGCAGAAACAAAAGAACGTTAAAAATAAAAGTAAGTATAAATCATTATATAATGTAAATAAAAGAAAGTAATGAATCCAAAGAACAGAATAATAAACGAATTATTTCCAGACAACCAAGTAAAAACTATTTGGAGTGAAAGTTTTCAACGACAAATGGTTAAGGAATGGTGGAGTCAGAAGAAGGCTTGGAATGATTCCTTTCCTAAATTTAGAACAATTGTTGAATCAGAATTAAAAAATCCTGAGCATTGGGATACATCTTGGTTAAAAGAAAAATATCCAGAGAGGTTTAAGCAATGAATAAAGTAAATCTAAATCCTAAATACCAATCGCTATTTGATTCAGATAGCAGATACAGCGTTATTACTGGTGGTAGGGGCTCTGGTAAATCTTTTGCTGTTACGGTATTCCTATTACTTTTAACTTACGAAAAGAATAACAAGGTACTGTTTACTCGATACACAATGACATCTGCCACTATGAGTATCATACCTGAATTTATTGAGAAGATTGAGTTGATGGGGGTTTCAGAGCATTTCGTTATAACAAAGTATGAAATAATAAATAACTTAACAGGAAGCTCTATATATTTTTCAGGGATTAGAACTGCAAGTGGAGACCAAACTGCAAAACTTAAATCCATTAGTGGGGTGAATACTTTTGTTCTTGATGAAGCAGAAGAACTTACAGACGAAGAAAGCTTTGATAAGATTGATTATTCTATAAGGGCCAAAGACTCAAAAAATAGATGTTTACTTATACTAAACCCCACTACAAGAGAACATTGGATATACCAAAGGTTCTACCAGAACAGAGAAATACCAGATGGATACAATGGGCAAAAGAAAAATGTGAATTATATCCATACTACCTACCAAGATAACATTGAGAATTTAAGCGAGTCCTTTGTGAATCAATTAGGGGAGATGCAAGTAAGGAGACCCGATAAATTCAGGCATCAGATAATGGGAGGTTGGCTCCAGAAAGCTGAGGGTGTAATCTTCACTGATTGGCAGATTGGACAATTCAATGAGGGTATAGATTTAAAGGCATGGGGATTAGATTGGGGATTCTCCAGAGATACTTCAGCACTTGTAAAAGTAGCCATTGACAAAGATAGAAAAATAATCTGGTTAAAAGAATATCTTTATAAAAAAGGATTGGTTACTTCTAATCTATATGATGAATGTATCAGACACGCAGGAAAGGAGTTAATAGTGTGTGATAATAGTGAACCTCGATTGATTGCTGAACTGTCCACCAGAGGGCTTAATTTAAGTCCTACGATAAAGCGAAAAGGAAGTATCTTATCTGGTATTGCACTTATGCAAGATTACACTATAAATGTAGAGGGAGAGAACTTAGTCAAAGAATTCAACAATTATGCTTGGGCAGTAAACGGAATAAAACCGATTGAAAATTTCAATCACTGTGTTGATGCGGCAAGGTACGCAATCCAATATATGTTGACTCGTTCAGTACCTAAAGGAATGTATATTGTTAAATAGTTTTGTATATTGAAAAATATTAGTTATATTTGATTTGTGTTTGTATTTCATTTGTTTTTTTTCTGCACGAGAGCCACCCGAAAGGGTGGTTCTTTTTTTTTGCATATGTTAAAGTTTTGTTAAAATATTTGGCACTTGGAAAATATTTTATATATTGCAGTCGAATTAAAAACAATAAAACAATGGAAATTACATTACAAGAAATTTTAGACAAAGTATCGAATGGCAAAGTATTCTCTGCTAACTTCATTAAGAAAGATGGTACTGAACGTACAATGAACTGTAGAACAGGTGTTGTAAAACACGTTACAGGTAAAGGTAGAAACTTCGACCCAATAACCGCTAACCTTATTCCAGTATTCGATATGAATAAGAATGGCTACAGATTTATCAGCTTTGATAGATTGAATTGGATTAAGATAGAAGGTGAAACGTTTAACTTTAACAACAAGTAATCATGACTATATTAGATGCAATGCAACTTGGTGATTGTGGAGACGAAATTATCTATTTACTTAATGAAATCAAAGATTCAGTTACAAGTGATGATTTTGATGACGAAAACCACAGGATTGAATATATTGATGATTCAATCTACATGATAAAAAACGAACTAACAAAACTAAAACTAAGGTAATTATGACAACTAAATTCAAATGAGAACGCCAACAATGAAAATTACACAACGAAGCCCAGAGGCTTGTTACATTACAATCGAAAACCAATTCGGCAAATATACATTTTACATTGACAACTCCACAGGAGAACAAATTATGAAATGTTGGAGTGAGGAAGAACAAGACCCAGTAAAGCTAATACATGATATCTGGAAC